TTAATTCGGACGACTGGTAGCGTTACTAAATCCCAGGAATTACTAACCCTCGCTCTAGATGTTTCGGCTGGCAGCTCTGTAGATTTAGTTACGGTCGCGCAGGATCTAAGTCGCGCCTATGTAGGAAATACGAGAGGTTTAAAGAAATATAACCTTGGCCTAACCGATGCCGAATTAAAGGGTAAAAAATTTACTCAGGTACAGGAATTATTAAATAAACAATTTACCGGACAAAATGCAGCCAGATTAGATACCTACGAAGGAAAGTTAGCGCAGTTACGCGTAGGTTTCGAGAATTTTCAGGAGACGATAGGTAAATCTCTAGTAGACGCTCTTTCTAATGCAACAGGCGAGCAAGGCGTAGGCGGTTTAGTCAAATCTTTAGAGGATGCAGGCCGACAGATAGCCAACCTAATCGGCTTTATAGATATTTTAACGTCTAAACTTAATAATATCCCTGGCAACGGTGAAGATTTATTTAACTTCTTCAAGCCCAGTAATTTACCTGTAATCGGAGCATATATAGATCTTATAGATAAATATATGGAAGCTCGTAAGATAGAGCCAAAACCCTTTACGGATCCTATGTCGGTTACTGCTGCGACGGATTATTACGATAAAATCGAAAGAGCCAGAAAAAAGGCAGAGGAAGCCGCCGCAAAACGAGCGGCAGAATTACAGAAAAAGTTAATAGCAGCGCAGAAAAAGGCCGACGCGGATAAAAAGCGATCAGCAGAAATCGAGCGTTTACGTAATGCGCTTACTTATAAATTCGATATAGATGCCATTAACCAACAGGCCGCGCTTCGCCGTAATATCTCTAACGAAGATAAAGATAGATTATTACAGCTTATAGCCCTAAAGGTTAGCGATTATCAGACAGACGAAGAGGCGATCGTTACCCTTAAAGCTGCGACTCAGGGACGCTATACCGAAGCTATGGCTCTAGAGCAGATGCTCCAGCTTCTTAAATTGGCTGGATATGCAGCAGATAAAAAGGCTGTAGAAGATCTAACTAAATTGGATCCTAAGATTACTTTTAAGGATAATCTCGACGAGGTTATAGCAAAATTAAAAAAGATAATCGAAGATAAATACACTATAAATATAGATGTAAAAATCCCAGAGATTAAAGTCCCTGGCGCTCCGTATGTGGCTCCAGATCGTACTATCCCTAGCGGAGTGGGTGGCGTAGGTAGTGGCTTTACAGGCGGCGGCGTAATACCTATAAGTCCTAGGGGCGGTGGATTTACCTTTATACCTCCAGGAATATCGCCGAGCGCTTTTGAAAAGCCAGGTATGATCGTAGAAGGTTTCGATAATAAGTTAGTAAATCCACAGCTTAATTTTGCGGCTGTAGGTGGCGGCGTATTTGAAACTCAAACTACTACAGGCGGCGGTTTACTTTCCTTCGATACCTTCGATGCTACGCCGTTTTCTAGAGCTGGACGAGGCGGAAACGTAACAGTAAATGTAAATGCAGCAGGATCCATTATTAGCCAAAACGATCTAGTAGCCGCCGTTACGGATGCTGTTTATCAGACTCAGCGAACAGGTAACGCACTACTGCTAGAAGCTGTCTAATGGCTACAGGCGCTACGTTTAAGTGCATAATCGACTTCTCTAATGGAGCATCTTTCGACCCTGCCTTAGTACTCGATGATCCTTCCACGCCTTTAGACGTAGGCGTTTTGGCAGATGTAGCTAACGATACGCTCGACGTTAGCCAGTATGTTTTAAGAGCTTCTATACGTCGAGCCTATAACCGTACCTCTGACAGCTTTACAGCAGGTAACGCAGCCGTAAGGCTCATAGATGAAACTGGTCTCTTTAATCCAGCCAATACCTCTAGCGCACTTTACGGAAAGATTTTACCGATGCGTAAGATTCGTTTCGTAGGCGAATATGCAGGCGTGGAGTATGCGCTCGGATCTATGTACGTACAAAGCTGGAAATATCAGAGCCCTACAGGTTTCGACCCTGCCTATGTAGATCTTAACTGCGTCGATGGCTTTCAGCTTCTAAATCTAAATTTAATTACGACAGTAACAGGCGGCATAGCAGGCCAGACCACAGCAGAGCGCATTACAAGCCTATTAGACGCTGGCGACTGGCCTGGGGGTATGAGATCTATTTCGACTACTGCTACGACCACCGTACAGGCCGATACAGGCGCTAATCGAACACTATTAGCGGCCTGCCAGACTGTAGAAGCTACAGATCTCGGAGCCTTCTATATGAATCAGCAGGGCTACGCCACTTTCCTTAGCCGAGCCGACATAATCACGCTCTCAGGTGGCACGCCTACGGTTTTCTCCGATACTGGAGCAGGGGGTACAGTTACCTACCAGAAAGTCTCTTTCGATCTCTCTGATTTCGGCCTTATAAATAAAGCGACAGTAACTCGAACAGGCGGTACGCCACAAACTGTGAATGCAACCGATAGCCAGGATATTTACTTTACGCACGCCGTAAATCGAAGCTCTATAGCGCAGACAGATACAGACGCTCTAAATCAGGCACTAATGATTATCGCCAGTCGTCAGGAAGTCGGAGCAGATCTTAGGATGGAAGCTCTTACACTCGATGCCTCAGATGGCGATTATGCTACGAGAGTTATAGCAGCTCTAAATCTAGACGTATTCTCACCCATTACCGTAATACAGACGCTACAAGGTGGGGCAATTAGTAGCGATACGGTAATCACCGGCGTTAGTTACGATATAACACCTAATAGCTTTTTTACGACCTTTACGACAGCGCAGCCCTACGCCTCTGGCTTCGTGTTAGACTCCTCCGTAGATGGTCTCCTTAATGAAGATTCGTTAGCCTACTAGGAGAAAAATGGCAAAACAGACTTTTACGACAGGGCAGGTTTTAACAGCCGCTCAGATGACCTCGCTACAGCAAACCGCGATGCTAGGCGGCGATGCTAATGCACGTACCGCATCTTATGTCTTAGTGGCTGGTGATGCTGGTAATGCTGTAACTATGAGCAGTACTAGTTCGACGACAATTACCGTTAATAGTGGAATTTTTGCGGCTGGCGATATTGTGACGATCGTAAATATAAATTCTGGCGTATGCACAATTACAGCAGGTACAGCGACTGTAACTACTTCAGGATCTTTAGCTTTATCTCAGAATCAAGGCGGCATCCTTCGCTTTACGAGTGCTAGTGCGGCTATCTTTTTACAATTCGCCACTCCTGCTTCTGGCGATATTGAAGGTATAACCACAGGTGCTAATTCAGGTTTAACAGGTGGCGTAACGTCAGGTACGGCAGATCTAAAGTTAAATTTTACGGCTAAAGGCCAATTAGCAGCAGGTACAGGATCAGGCACGACAGGCTTTTTAACGGTAGGCACAAACGGCCAGGTATTAGCAGCGAATTCTTCAACGAGTACCGGACTAGAATGGCAGACTGCTACGAGCGGTGCTTTGACTTTAATTACAAGCACAACAATAAGTTCATCCACTTCAAAATCAGTAGATAATTGTTTTAGTTCAAGTTATCAAAATTACAAGATTTATATTGCAACAAGCGCAGCAGCAAGTCAAGCCCTTGTTTCGTTAAAATTACGAGCATCTAGCACCGATGCGAGCTCTAATTATAAATACATTAGATTAATTGCTAATTTCAATGGCGTATCGGTGCAAGAAGACGCTTTGGGCACAGATGAATTTTTTATTGGTGAAGCGTCTGATACTGGCGTTAGTGGTATTGAGGTAACTCTTTATGCTCCCAATGAAACCAACGAAACAGCAATAGGCAGCATTTTTTCCGGCAGAAACCCTACGCGAGGCATTCTTAACGCATTTAGCGGAGAACACTCGACTGCATCAGCTTATACTGGATTTACTTTAATATCAGATCAAAATTTAACCGCCACCATACGCGTTTACGGAATAGCGAACAGTTAGGAAATTAAATGACAAATCCAATAATTGAAATTTTAGATGTCGCTACTGGGGAAGAAATTCGCCGAGAAATGACCGAAGAAGAACTTCAAGTGTTTAACGAAAGAAATGCCAAAATTCAAGAATTTAGGGCAAAAGAAATTAAGGCTAAAAATGACCGCGAGGGTGCTCTAACAAAACTCGCAGCCCTTGGACTTACTGCCAATGACTTAAAGGCTCTTGGCCTCTAGGCTAATCCCCCAGGACTCTTCTAATTACGCGTTAAGATGATGCTATGCGTACCTCTCAAAACGGATGGCCTGCATCTAAAGATCCAGAGGAAATCCAGATCGTATCTAAGCGAGTACCTGGTACTGGTTTAAAGTTACGAGTAGCTGCTCCAGTAGCGCCGCTTTTAATTGCTTTTGCCAGAGACTTTCATAAAGAGATCGAACGAATAAATGAAGGCCAGTTAGATGACTGGGGTTATGCGTATCGAGATATTCGAGGCGCTTCTACTTTATCGAATCACGCTAGCGGCACAGCTATAGATCTAAATGCGACGCAGCATCCGCTAGGCGCAGAAAATACTTTTACAGATGAGCAGGCTCGTACTATTCGTCGCTTATGTCGTAAATATGGACTAAGATGGGGCGGCGATTATCGAAACCGTAAAGATGAGATGCACTTCGAAATAGCGATGAACGCGGCGCAGGTAGCTAATCTGATCCGCACGCTAAGACTGGAGAAAGATGGCGACGAAGAAGCAAAAGAAAGCGATCAAGACAGCGAAGCAATTAGTAGCGTCCTGGAGCCGAACAGCTCTAGCGGCAGTGATCGCGTATTACCTCGCCACAGGCGACGTAACAGTCAAAGGCCTATCTAGCGCGGCTTTAGCTGCCGTACTCCCACCTATTTTAAGATGGGCTAATCCGAAAGATTCGCTAGGACGTGGATAACTTAATAGTCCAGCTAGGCGTAATAGCGGCGGCTACAGTGTCAGGGGTCGCCGCTATTTTCGCAGCTAAAGCCGAACGTAATTCCAGACCTGTATCTAATGGCTTCGCTAGCGAAGTACTTACAGATCTACGAGAATTACGAGCGATGCTATTTGAGCATATAAAAGAACACGAAAAAGGGACAAAAAATGAGCGTACAGAGTGCAGTTGTTCTAGCTTCAAGAGGCAGACCAGAAAACGTAATAAGGCTAGTTGAGGCCTGTCGTAAAACCGAGTTTAGATCCGATATATGGGTAATAATTGACGAGGACGACTGGGAAAGAAAAGCCTATGAGCGTAATGCGAACCAGTACGATTACGGTTATTTAGTAGTAGAAAACTATACTGGCGGCTCAGGTAAAGCCTTAGACATAGGAGCCGAGCTTCTTCTAGATGATGAGCTCTACGATCATTACGATTATTTCGCAGTTCTAAGTGACGATATGATGCCGCGTACTTTATTCTGGGATTATATTATGATGCTTAATATCCCTTATGGTAAAAATGTCGTAGTTTATGGGAATGATAAATTACAAGGTCAAAATTTACCGACGGCCTGTATGGTTTCTAGATCTATTCCTGAAGCTGTAGGTAGTTTCGGCCTACCAGGGGTTATACACCTATACAGTGACAATTTTATAAAGAAACTAGGCGAGGATATAAATGGCCTCGTTTATAAAGAAGATGTAATAATCGAGCATATGCACCCATACGCAGGTAAGGCAGAGCTCGATGAGGGCTATAAGAGGGTAAACGATGAGAAAATCTATCTGCACGATGAAAAGGTATTTCGAGAATATATCGAGAGCGATCACTATAAAGCCCTCGTAAAGCAGCTTCGTAACCCTTAAAAGAGCCCTCGGCGTGTTTTGGACTATATGCCCTCGGCGTGTCGCTTTTGCCCTGTCGGTTTATAGGCGTACCTTTATCCCTGCCTGAGCTCCTACCAACCCTCTCAGGCAAGGGACAAAGATGGAAACTTTCATACTAGAAAACAAAGATCCTATCCTGTTTGTATTATTCATAATCGCAGGAATGTTAGGTTATAACTGGGGGCATCACGTAGGCTTCATAAAAGGCTTTCGTAATGGTCGTCGCGCAGGGATTAAGCATCCTTCGAGTAAGGCGCGCTCGTGAAAACTACGCAACAGTACGCGATCTCTTACGCTTTCTTAGGATTTCACGTTTTAGCTCTACAGAGCAAAAGCAAAAGGCCTCATACGATGCTTTCAAAAGAAGGCCTCTACTCGGCGACTAATGACGTTAATCAGATCGCTAAATGGTTTTTAAAATATCCTTCGATAAATATAGGGATAGCCTGCCAGCCGTCCGGCATAGTGGTATTTGATGTAGATGAGAGAGCAGGCGGTAGATTAGAAGGCCTGCCTCCTACTCGCACAATTAAAACCAGCGACGGTTATCACCTTTACTACCAGGCAGATCCCTCGATGCACTTCCCAGGTAAATACAGAGAAGGCATAGATATTAAATGGCGCGGCTATGTAGTCGCCGCTCCGTCGATTCATCCGAGCGGTACGCCATACAAAGTAATAGATCCTAGGCCTATGCAAGATATAAGGATGTGGTACAGATGAACCTAAAAGAGATAGCGGTAGAGCTAGCAGCTTTAACAGTAGTTAAGGATGCAGTAAAAGAGGCTACGGATGAGCTGCGCCGATTAGCTAGCGAAGAGCTGCAAAATGTAGGCGCAGATATGACGAAAGCGATCGTAGATAATCAAGAGGTAGCGAAGATCTCTTTAATTAGCAGAGATGTAGCTTTCGTAATTACCGACGAGCAAGCCTTTACTAAATGGGTTTTAGATAACTTTTCTACAGAAATTGAGCAGAAAGTTAGAGAAGCCTTTAAAAAGAAATTTATCGAAACGCTAGCAATAACAGCAGAAAACCAGGTATTTAGTACGCTAAATGGCGAGTTTTTGGATTTTATAGGGCTTGAATATAAAGAGCCCTACGTCTCTACTCGTTTCGCTGCTGGCGGTCGAGAAGCTGTAATGCAGGCGCTACACGATAAGCGCCTAACTTCCCTTCCCTGGCTTAGTGCCTATGTAGAAAACCAACAAAGAAAAGAGATCGACTAATGAAGCCAGAGGATGCAGCGAAACTTAGAGCACCTTTTCCAGAGAGCTCTA